CAAAATAAGGAGCAACGTTGAGATTAGTTTCCTGTGGCATGATTTTTTAGAACTGCAAGATGATTTTAACGTCTTCTTTCTGAGAGGCGCTTCTTGTTACAGATGGCCTGTTGTCAACATAAATGATGTTTCCAGAATATTTCTTAGCTTCTGGTTCAGCAAGTCCAGACTCAAATGTCTGTCCCAGGTAGTATGTTCTGTTATTTATTACCGTAGAAACACCTTGGAAAGCCGTGTCAATGCCCAAATTGACACTTCCGCCACGAATCGTCAGATCACCACTGTTTGGTGTAGCAGTGAGATGATTTTCTCTAAAACCATAAACAGGACTTGTGTTTTTGGTGCCATCAGAGTTGAAACCACAGTTAGTTCTGTCTTGCCAATACTTCAAAACACCAGTGGTTTGATCATAAGAAACAACTCGTCCAACTGCGGTTGATCCAAGACCGACTGTTTGGGTAATAAATGAGTCAGCAGTGAAGGTTGCTTCACTGTATCCAGTTCCTGTAAGACGAACTGCATAAGTTGCAGATGCTTTATCAGTGTTCAGAACAGATAAAGATCCCTCTGCTTGGGGATTTTCGACCAATCCAACCCTTGCAAACTGATTTCCAGTGATAAAATCAGGATTTTCAGTGTCATTTTCAAATCTAGCATAAGAAAGAACGTTATAAGCACCCAATTCACGGTAAATATCAGCTCCGTGACCTCCATTTGGGGGAATAATTACGTCAAAAACGGGTGCAGTTGTGCCAGTTGGAACACCACCAGCGACCAAATCGAGTGTTCCAAAAGTGTATCCAGATCCACCATTGGAGACAGTGACAGAATCCACTTTGGAATCATTGTCGATGACAACTGTTGCTCTTGCGCCAGATCCATCTCCCAAAATGGGAACATTATTATAAGTTGCATTGGCAACTCCAATGGCAACTCCACGATTTCTGATCGTAACAATCTTCAGTTGACCACTTGTAGAGGCATTTTGTCTGACAGCTGCGTTGTTGGTGCTGGTTTCCCAATTGTTTGGAACAGGAATGTAGTTTGTGGAGTCAAATTTAATCGCTTGGGATGGCGAAATGGTATAAAGATACTTCCAAATGTAACCATCACCACTGGAACCAGCAGCTCTTGGTTCCAAATCAGTAAAAGTTGGTTCATCCAATGAAGGACCGCCCTGATAATTGTTCTCAGGAGTGGCATTATTGTACAAACAGATATAAACTCTGAAATCAGAGTTCATTACATAAAAGTTTGCATCATAAATGTCAAAAGAACCCGATGGTTGTGAAGGGTTTGAACGACTAATGTCGTTTCTCCACATATCATAGGTGGTTCCTGCTGCCCAGGTAATCTTTCTCACAACCTGACTTATGTCACTTGCATTAATTTTCTTAAGTGCAAGCATCGTATCCCAATAGTCATTGGTCTGATCCAGACTATCCTTGGGAGAAGGTGGATCAGTGTCCCAATCTGACTGATAATCAGACGCATTGGGAAGTCCAATGAATGTGTAATAAGAATTTGATGTGGACTGAACTCCAGCAACAAAATTCTTGGCATTCAAGATACGAAGTTGGTCAGTAATTATTGCTGCCATTTGTGGAAAGTTTTTCTTTATTTAGTGGTGTTTTAGACAGTTGTGTATCCAACTGCCTTAAGTGGGTTATAACGAGTGACCAATGCGGAAGTAATGATTCCAGCATAACCATCATCACCATAGAAGTTGAAACTTTGAGGATTCACTCTTGTTGGGATGGTAATCTTACCCCAACTGAAATCGCCCAGATAAGGTGCAGTTGTGTATCCAATGCTTCCAGCATTATCAACATTGACGAAGATTCTTCTGGAAGTTGTTGTGTAACCAACTGTGGATCCAACAGTTACAGTAATGTCATTGTCCTCAAAGGATGCCACTTGATAAACACAATCCAAAGCAGTTGTGGCAATTCCAATGTGTGTTCCAGTGGTTGTTTGTGAAGCAAATGTTCCACCAACTGAAAGATTGGTATTCAGTGCAACCAGATAGTCACCTGTAGAGATTCCACTGATTGATGTAGAACCAAGTCCAACGTAAGAATAATCTCTGATTGGGGATGACTGAGGAATAAAGGTATCAAAGTAGAATTGACTTTGTGAACCAGAGGAAGTGGTCCCAAGACCAACAATGATGCCAAAATCACCAAAGTATTCTTCAACAACTGAATCCTCATATGTGATTTGTGGTGAGGCAATCAGAACCTGAGGAACATTTGTGGTTGTGTAACCACTTCCGGGTGAAGTTACTGTAATTGAAGCAACACCACTTCCGCTCAGAGTTGCAGTTGCGGTTGCTCTTGCTGTCGTTCCCAAACCAATTGGGTTAGAAACTGTAACTTCTGGAGCAACTGTGTATCCAAGACCAGCAGTCGTCACATCAAAGGATGAAATTGTTCCTGCTGTGGAGACAATTGCGGTTGCAGCCGCAGACACCAAACTGTCTTGGGATCTGATTGTGATCTTCTCCTGATAGATTACGATTTCAGCAAGACCAGTTTGGTCACCCTCATTGAACTGGTCAAAGAGAGGAGCAACACTATCAACATAAACAATAGTGGACCCAATTCCAACAGATTTTAGGATAGATGCTGCTGGATAAATCAGAGGTTCATAGTTTTCTCTATCCTTACCAACTGGATTACCATCAATAATCTTGTCTGTGGTTTGCCTACACCAAGTGACGGGTCTCAGCAGTGTTTCGCTCTGAGTGATTCCAGTTCCCTTATATGGGTTGGTCTCAACAACGTTTGTTGTGACAATGTTCGTGACTGTTCTTGGATCTTGGTCAAGATCTGCAGTTTGTCCTCTTTCTTGATCGTGATTGATTTCAAGAAGGTCACCCTCTTTAACGTTTCTGATAATCTCAACAGGATTAATGTCCACGTTCTCTGTTCCTCTGTAGAAGAGGATTGTAGAAGTGTCACCAACTTGTGGTGCTTCAGCAAAAGTAATTTTGCTTCCACCATTGAACTCATAAGCATTTCCAGGAATCTGAAGAATATTATTAATAAACACGATCAGGTTTTGATCCAGATCCAAAGGTGAACCTAAAGATTTCTCAATTGAGGTCTTAATACCAGCAACTGACAGTGAGAACTGTGAAGTTTTTCCATCAAACTGAGTATCCAGTGGATCAAGAACTTGAAGAGATCCAACAGTCCATCCATTGAAGGTGTCGGACTCAAGATCATTCACTGTAAGTTCAAAATTAGTGAGTGTCAGTGTTGTGTCTGTTGGGATTCCAGTTGCTCCGCCGATCTCAACTGTCAAGACATCAGCATCCTCATAACCATAACCAGTTCTGGTAAGAACAAAGTCAATAACACTGGAACCTTGACCAACATTGATGTTGACTCTTGCGCCTGTTCCCAGTCCAGTTGTTCCGCTGTAAACCAGAGGAATGTCATTGTAACTCAGAGGAGCATCAATGATGACCTCAGGAGGATTGGTTGAGGTATAACCAGTTCCAGGATTAGTAATCGCAATACTGACAATGTGTCCACCACTGATGGCAGCAGTTCCAATAAATTCAATATTTGGAACTCCATTGCTGTAAGTCTGAACACCAACATTGACAACGGTTTGGATTCCAGATCTGTAACCAGATCCAGTGTTGCCGATGCTAATGGATGTGATTGTACCCAGTCCAGAGACATTTGCTGTTCCGCCAGCGGAAACCAGAGGTTGATAACCAAAACCTTCTGTTGAAGAAACAGAGACAATTTTGCCACTCAGAGGCAAATTGGAGTTATTTGGATCATAATCATTTTGAACACCACTTCCCTGGTAGGTAATGGTTGTGATTCCACTGCCTTCACTCAGATCATAAGAATTAACTACCGTGGTGGAATTTGGTTGCTGGAAGATTCCATTTGTAAGAATGATGGCATTGTAAGTTGAGTAACCAACAGTGTTTGAACCATCATTCAGAAGAGTAAATTCACTTCTGATTCCAGTAAACTGAGATGAAATGTCATCAAAGACATAATTGGTCGAATAAGTTTCATCTGAGGAGTTGACTGGGGCATTTCTCATAAAGGTTCTGCCCTGGAATGTGGAATGTGTTGTAATTCCAGTCCAATCACGGTAATTTGGATTACCAGTGGTTGTGCTCAGTGGCGTTGAACCATAAGGTGCCTGAACAAAGTTGATGCTGCTACCAACAATGTTATATTGACCAATATATTTGGTGATTGTTGCTCCAATCCCGTGAGAAACGGATGGTGTTCCCAACTGACCTCTCAGGACATTAAGATCTGTTGGGTTGTCTCCACCAACACCAGTAATAATCATATATTCATCGTCAACTCGAATTATATCGTCAAGATAGAAATCTGTAATTCCAGTGGTTTCTAATGTTTGACCAAAGACAATATTGGAGTCCAAAAGTGTTGTGATAGTTGTCAATCCAATTGGGGATTGAATCATATTATCAATTGCAACCAATGCTTTAGCATTCTGATTTGTTGCTGTAATGCTGTGAGAGGTGCCGATTCCAACAGAGGTCAGTTGAAGAACATCAGGAGATGCTTTCAGTGCGTTTTCTGCGGTAGTTGCAAACTTAATGAACCCATCATCAATGTTAACAACATAAAGATCGTGAGGAAGTTTATCAGTGACACCAATTCCAGGAATATTTGTTGATGAAATCTCAATCGCTTGAGTTGTTCCAGCACCAGCATAACTGTAAACGACGCGCTCGCCAGTTACGAAGAAGTGATCTGGGAGGTGAACACCATTTCTGCTGGAATCAGCGATTCCTGCGTTGCTTCCATCAAAGGATCTTCTAAAGATCTCTTTGCCACCGTGTTTTAGACCAAATGCAGTTCGAAGATCAAGTTTTGTTCCTACATATTCTTCCTTTTCAGAGATAATCTCAACAGTTTCAAGATCAATTATGTCTGCCTCTCCATTGTTGTCAAATTGCTGAAGCAACTGACCATAAGAGTTCACCAAAACGTGTGAATTTGCATTTGGAGTAAACGTTACATCAACACGAGTTCCAGAAGTCTGAGCAACACCAACAGTTCCAGCAATTCCAGCAGTTCTGACATTTCCAAACTCAAGAGAAACCTCATCAGTTGAGGAATTCAGAACAACAAACTCAATCATTTCATATTCGCTGTTTGTGATATCATCCACCGAAAGGATGAAATAACCAGCGTCATAAGGTGTGTCATAAGACGCAACCACAACAGGAGTTGGAGATGCATTCGCAGGAATATCTTTGTGGAAAGATTTCAGTTGTGATGTTTGGAGTGTGTTTGTTCCTGTGGTGAATTGTGTACTGTCACCAATTGCAACGACAGAAGTGTATGTGGTAACTGTCGAAGAAACAGAGACATTTGGTGTGAACGTGATATTGAAGTTGGATCCAGAAATTGAAGCATCGAACGTTCCAATGCCCGAGAACAGAGGAGCTGGATCAGTCATCAAGTTTCCATATTCAACAATCGAAACATTAGTTCCGTCGTGAATCAGATTGAGTTCAGTTCCAGTTGCTTCGTTGTTTTCATCCTCAACCAAAACAAGAAGTTTTGCACTTCTATAAGTTGACGAGATGGAAACAAGCGTTGTGGTTGTTGAGGGTGGTGCTGCTGTGGTTGCACTTGAAACCAGAACAATGTTACCCAATGATGTTTCATCTGTAGCACCACTGTCATTGACGATGCTGAATGCAACGGCAGAGATGTCATAACTGTCATAAGCAAACTCAATTGGATAGAACACCAAATCACAACCAGGCAGTGTGTCTATGACATCAAATGATCCAAGTTCTCTTGCGGTTTCAATAATTGCATATTCATCGACGAACTGATTTCCACCTTCCTGAAGGAAAGAAACGATCGAGAATTGTCTCTCATCAGTCAAATCTTTATCTTCAACCAAAGTGAAAACTTTATTGAAGACGTTAGCACTATCAAAAGAAATTACAGGAGGAGAGTATGGTGTTGTTCTTTCAGAACTATTAAATGATGCACTAAAGTCATCAATGCTCAGAACTCTGTTTGTTTGAGACTCATCATAATTTGTGATTGTCTTATTATCGAAGACGATTTCTTTAGAAACAATCTGCCCATTCAGATCAACTGTGACCTCAGAAACGAGATCCCAGTCATACTCACAGTTAAGACTTGCTTCGCCAACAATATCGTGTACTCTTTCAACCTCAGAGTCGAAAGTTTGAATAATCGAGGATTCTTCTTCTTCACTAATGATGTCGAGATCGGCAAACTTAGCAAATCCAGCAGTATGATCCAAAGATCCAACTGGTTCACTCCAAGTCTGATAAGGAATTACAGAATTAACTGAATAGGAGAAGTTTTGATAATATTCATTATTTGGAAGTTTCTGAAGATTATCATTCAAGAATCCAGAGTTGGTTTGCCAACCATCAACGACTGTTGCGCCAGCGCCAGTGGAAATCTTTGAATTGTAATTCGTTTTTGTCTCAACAACAGATTGCGTTTTCGACGAGTTGCCAATAATAACATCACCAACTGAATATTCTTTTGCTGTTGAGATAATCAGTTGTTCTGTGGAAGAATTCCATCTCTCAACGATTCCAATAACGTTATTCTGATTTCGAACCTGTTCACCAACAAAATAATCATTGGTTTTTAGGACTGATGTGTAAATTGGGAGATCTTGTGTGTTAATAATTCTTCCAAAAGAGTTATCGAGATCCAGATTTCCAGGAATTTCCCCTTCCTTGATCAGACCACTCAAACTATACTCAACGTAAGGTTTGAAAGAATCAAGTTTCTTATCAAAACCAACAACTTCGAGGAACGTGTAATCATAATCGGAAGAGTTATAACCAACTCCTGTGCTTCCAACACCAACACTCAAGTTTTCAACCAAAACTTTAGATCCAATTGGGAAATTGAACTGATTTGCTTCTGCTGTGGTGAAGTTTCTATCAATGAACGCTCTAACAACCTTAGTTGTGTTGTTATATGAAACAGAAGCGATTCCAAGACCATTTGAGTTGTTGGTGGGAATGATTCTTGGAGGAATATTGTAAATTCCAGTGGAATTGTCGATAATTCTGACTTGTTCGTCACCCAGATCATAATTCAGATCCAATCCACTCACCACTTTTTTGGTAAACCCATCCAAAACAGTGAGATTTGGGGCAACTAGGTAATTTCTTCCTTGAGAAGCAATTCCAATGCTCTCAAATGAACTTAAGGACTCAACTTTTAGAATTTCTGGAAGATTTGTAACAACATCAAGAGTCAAGTCTGATGGATAATCAAAACCAATGTTGTTAATATTTGCCGAAAGGACTCTACCAATGTTATTTGACAATGGTTTGAGGATTGCGCCTGTTCCAGTTGCACTTCTTACGGAAGTAATGCCAGGAAGTCTCTTGTAAGAATTTCCAGGTGAAACAATCTTAAATTTACTGATTGGACCAGTTACATTTGTTGAGGTTGTTTCGTAAGTGGGGTTAGCATTGAGTGAATTGTACTCATCAATAAGTGGGTTAGATGAGATATCATACTGGAATGTTGTTGTTCCAATTCCACTAATGTAATAAGAACCATCATATGGTGTTTTTACGAGATTGATTTGGTTATTATTTCGAACATCAGTATCAATTGAGATTTCTTTTTTAACATCACTGATGAGAGTGTCATTTGCAATATCAAATCGATAGAAAAGAACTACAGGAATATCATTTGTGATTGTGATTTGCAGATAAGCATCAGAATCGATACCTGCTTTCCCATTTCTTATGACTTCAAACTGTTCAACATCTGCTGTCTTATAGAAAAGATTGACGTAATCAGAATCACTATAAAGATTCAGATCAAAGGCAGAGAAAGTAACACCATTGACGGTGAAAGAGAGTGAAGAATCTGAAAGATCAAATTTCAGAATATTATTTCTACTAACCTCAACTGCTGGGTTGATTTTGGAGAGTGTTCCAGAAGCAGCACTTGTGAGATTGACAAATTGTGGAGTCAAAGCACTCAACTCAAATTTATCAGCAACCAATCTGATCTTATTCTCTTCAAAGGGAATTACATAATACATTTTTTCATTCACCAAACCACCAGCAGGGGATGCTGAGGTGTGAATGACCTTATCTCCACGCTTGAATGGATTATTGGTGATCTCAATCGTGTTCAGAGTCGTATCAACACCACCAGCAACAAATGATTGTGGGTCAAACACAATTCTGCGGTTGTAATCATCATACTTAACCACAACAGTTGTTATTCCTGTTGGATTGATACTAACATCGACAAGATCACCTTTCTGAAGAGTGTGTGAACTTGCTGTTGAAACCGTTACGACGTTTCTAGACACTTTACCAGAAATGACTCCAGACAAGTCAGTGGTAAAGTTATGGGTGTTTCCAGTTCCAACAGAAGTAAAGTAAAGAAGTCCAGTGGTTGCTCCTGCACCCACATAACCACCTGTTGAGTTCAAACCAATCTTATTTGTTCCAAGACCAATATAATCAGTGTTGAATGGAACTGCATAAAGATTAGAGAAAACGCTCATGCTGGTATAAGCAGTTCCCGAAATTCCATTCCAAACTTCAATGGAATCTCCACCATTTGTGGAGTAAATCAGTTTGTCATTCAGTTTAAGTCCGTGACCTGGATAATAAATCTCTGTTGGAGCAACAAATGCTTGAGTTTTGCCAACTCCAGGATCAGAGAATACAAGAGTTACACCAATTCCAGTTCCAGTAACCGTTCCCAATCCAACAGATTCGTTTGGATCAAAATAAAGAGATCTGTTAAAGAAGAACTGTTGTGTCGTTTTAATTGTTCCGACGTTTACAGAGAACTTTCGAGGATCTTCATACAGAACAGATGAACTGGTATAAGCAGCACCAGTTGTGCCATTGACTTCTCTAAGAACTCTAATTCTTCCAGTTCGATTATCAATATTCAGAACCTTAACATCTTCACTTTGAATTCTAAGAATATCATTTGGTCTGATGTTTGGTGATTCCAGAGCACCAGTGACATAGAAGTAAGTTACAATTCCAGTTGCACCAACTGTTCCAACACCAAGAGTCAAAATGAAATTGTCACTTCTAACTCCAACTGGATAACTTCCAGTAAGAGCATCATATGTGGTCGAAATACCACTGATGGCAACAAGATCATTATTGAGTAAGTTGTGTGGTGCCGTTACGAATCCAATAAATGAATTTTGTTGAACTGAAGATCTGATAAACTCTACATTATAGAAGTTGGTGCTGTTTGATGAGATTGTATCAATAGTGTCTCCTGCAACTCTGTCAACACGAATATCAACGTTTCTTCCGTTAGTTCCCTCATTATCGAAGATAACTTGATCTCCAACTTTGTAGTTTTGACCAGCGGTTACAATACCAACTCCAGTGATGGTTCCAGAAGAGGTTCCAGTGATTTCAACGAATTGACGAACAATATTGGACGAATTGAAGATATAATCATATCCACTTCTCTCACCCTTTGTCTTATAAGAACTTGTTTCTCTAATCCAATTGTTGGATTCGATATCATAATCAATTTGATTTGAAATTGATTTGAAGTTAAATGAATTTGGAACAGAGTAATATGTGTTTCCGATCAAATATGGGAATGTTGGCCTTCTGTAACCTTCAAAAGGACCTGCAGAATCAACAGAGTCATTGATTGTGGCAAAGTACGCATAAACGCCTTTGGGATAATCTGGAGTAACGCAGAATCTACCATTATGCTCGTCAAGATCGCCACCATCATTAAAGAGATAATCCTCTACAAAGAATCCATTGGGCCAAACGGTGAGTGGTGGTGAATTTTCTGCTGTTGTGGCGGCACCCAACTCATAACCAGAGATCATTCTTCTGATACTTCCTGTTCCATCCGCATTAGCGAATCCATAAGGTCCATAGATTGGGTTGCCATCATATGCCCAACCAATAATTGGTGAGTGAATGGCACTATCAACCTCATAGACAATTAAGATTGTCAAATCCCCAACGCCATAAGCTAAATTGTCTGGTGCATTACCAACAACACCATAAATGGACTCTCTCAGAGGGCGAGGAGCATACATATGGGAATACTGAAGGGAAGTGTCGTTGACGTTTTCAGTAATAAAACCATCATCGGGAGTGATATTATCAAAACCCTCAAGGAAAAGATTCAGTGTCCAATTTCTGATGTTGGCATATGCCTGAGCAAACTGTCCAGCACCAGTAACTGTGATTGAGGTATTTTGTCTATCATATCCAGCACCACCCTTAACAACCTTGACTTCAACAATCCTTCCGCCATCAATAATTGGCGTCAAAATAGCACCAGATCCATTGATGCTATTAATTGTCAGATTTGGTGGTGAATTGTACTCTCTGCCACCATTATCGACAACAACCTCAATAATCTTGCCGTTGCTAACAACTGGTGTCAGATTTGCTGATGTTCCTGTGTTGAAAGTTACAACAGGTTGTCTTTCAAAATTGATAATCTCCGAAGAACCATATCCAACTCCATTGTTGGAGATATCATATGAGGTGATCTCTCCTCTAAAGATTGGCTGAACAACTGCATTAAAATCTTGTCCAGTTCTAGTTGAGACTCCTGTAACTCCCTCAACAGTAACTGCGATTGGTCGATAGTTAAAAGATCCAAGACCTTCAGTTTCGACCTCTGCAAGAATATTATTTGTGTAATAATAATCAACCGCAGTCGAACCAACACCAACTTCACTCAATGAGAATTTGTCATCATTGACCTTGACAACATAATATTCTTTGTTGGTTGAGAGTCCAACAATTCCATCACCAATTGCCGTGTATTTGACAATTTCTTTTGATCTATAATCGTGATTTGGAATATTGAACTGATTTAGAGCAGTATTGATACCAGTGTTTGCTGGAATATTTCTTTGCTTGTTTTCATAACCACTTCCAGGATTAGAAACAACAATATCTGAAAGAATCGACTTTGTTTTAACAGATCTCAGAGTGTGTGTTCCATTACCATAACCAACCAGAGAAACTGTGTTAATTCCGAGTCTCGAA